CCAGGTCTTGGTAATGGTGGTCTTGGTCGTCTCGCTGCTTGTTATATGGAGTCTTTATCATCTTTACAAATTCCTGCTACTGGTTATGGTATAAGATATAAGTATGGTATATTCAAGCAACAAATAAAAAATAATCAACAGATAGAAGTTACAGATAATTGGTTACACGGTGATTGGCCTTGGGAACTTTGCCATCCAGATGAATCAGTATTAGTTGGATTCGGAGGGAAGGTTGAAAATTATGTTTCAGATAGAGGTAATTATCGGGTGCGTTGGATTCCAGAGGGACAAGTAATTGCAGTACCATATGATATTCTTCAAATGGGATATAAAGTAGATAAGTGTAATAAAATTAGACTTTGGAGAGCAGATGCTACTGAAACATTTGATTTCTATGCATTTAATATAGGAGATTATATGGGATCAGTAGAACAAAGTGTTTCTTCTGAAACTATATCTAAAGTTTTATATCCAAATGATGGAACAGATGAAGGAAAACAATTAAGACTTAAACAACAACATTTCTTTGTTAGTGCTTCACTTCAAGATATGTTGAGAAGTTTAGATAAACGTGGATATGAAGTTAAAGATTTTCCTGACCATTGGCAAGTTCAATTAAATGATACTCATCCTGCAATTGCTGTTGCTGAATTAATGAGACTTCTTGTTGATGAAAGACATATTGCATGGGATATTGCATGGGAGATAACAACTAAATCAATTGCATATACAAATCACACTTTGATGCCAGAAGCACTTGAAAAGTGGGATCTAAAATTATTTGAAACTCTCCTACCAAGACATATGGAGATAATATATGAAATCAATAGTAGATTTTTGCAAGTAGTGAGACTTCATTATCCTGGTAATGATTCTATATTGAGAAAGATGTCGATTATAGATGAACGTGGAAACAAGGCAGTACGTATGGCACATCTTGCTACTGTTGGTTCCCATCATGTAAATGGTGTTGCTGCGTTACATTCGGAATTGGTTAAGACACAATTGATGCCAGAATTTTATGATCTTTGGCCTCATAAATTTACAAATGTTACTAATGGAGTTACTCCAAGAAGATGGATTGCATCATCTAATCCATATCTTTCAAAAGTTCTTGATGAGTATTCATCAGGATGGTTAAGTGATAGTGATAAATTAAAAAACATAGAAAATTATATTGATGATTTTAATTTTATAGAAAAATTTAAAGAAGCAAAAATAATCGGTAAACATAATTTAGCGACTTATATTTTCAATCATCTTGGTATTGATGTAGATCCATCAAGTATTTTTGATGTTCAAGTTAAAAGAATACATGAATATAAAAGACAACATCTTCTTGCTCTTTGGATTGTTTCTCAATACATACGTATCAAAAACGGTCAAGATGTAGTTCCAAGAACTGTAATCTTTGGTG